GCGTTGAATGGTATTGCAGGTGACGCAAATAATTACAACCGAGCACTGCAAGCCGCTGCTGATGTCACAAAAGAATTAAATATTCCACAAGAAGTTGCTATCAAAGGAATCACTCGACTTACAGCAGCAGTAAAAGGTGCTGGCGGTGGCATTGCTGATGCAGAGCTTGCGTTCAAGAACATTAACTCTGCAATTATCGCTACGGGCGGCGGTGCAGAGCAGGTTGAAGGAGCCGTAACTGCGCTCGTTCAGATTTTCTCGAAGGGCAAAGTCAGCGCAGAAGAAATCAATCAAATTGCAGAAAGATTGCCCGGTACATTTAACAAAATTGCCGAAGCGTCAGGCAGGACCGGCCCAGAGCTGACAAAAGCTTTACAGCAGGGCGAAGTTGGCCTGAATGACCTGATGAAGTTCTTGGTTCAACTGGGTGGTGAATACGGTGAATTGGCTGAAAAGATTGCTGGGTCTTCCGAGTCCGCTGGCGCAAGATTGACGGTTGCATATAACAATATGCGGATTGAGATAGGTAAAGCTCTTCAGCCGGTTGGCGCTGAATTTCAAGAGGCGTTTTTGGAATTTATTACTGATATTGGCCCAAGCCTGGTGGTTATGGCGAAGGCCGTTGGAGAGGGGATGCGTTTTATTATTCAAAACAGAGGCGCGATATTGACTATTGCATCTTTCGCGGCAAAACTTGTCGCCGTGAATTTTGCACTAAAAGCGTTTGTTGCTTTAAGTGGGCCACTAAAACTTATGTTCGCATTAATAAGAACTGGGTTTAGACAAACCACTCAGCAGGCGTCTCTTGCCGCGACAAAGCTGGCCAGGTTTGGAGCGACAGTGAAAACTTTAGCTGCATCCTTAGCAGCGCCAATCGTAATAACCTTTGCCATTGTTGGCGCAGAGCTGGTTATATCTTACTTCAATAGAATCAAGCAAGCAAAAGCTGACCTTGACGCTTCTGGTACAAAACCTCAAGGTGAAGTTTTCTTCAGGTCAATCGGTGGAACGGCTGCAACGAAAGAAACTCTGAGATCAAACTTTAAGGATATTGTCAAGAATCTTGATATTGTCAGAGATAGGCTCGCGAAAACAAAGAAAAGTATTAAAGAGTTTAAGGCATCGCAATCAGATGGAGGCGAGCGGGCCATGGGGGGAAGTGCACCTTCTCTCGCTGGTGTAGCAGTCCCAGAAGACTTGACATCAAGACTAAAAGCAGACGAGGCAGAGCTAGCAAGACTTCGACTGAACTATAGAACTTTAATTAAAAAGTACCCTAGTGCTCCAGAAGCCACTAAAGGTCTAACCGACTTCGCTTCTCCTACCGGCACTGACACCGGCACCGGCAAGGTCAGGAAGTCGCGGCTGCCGCAACTCCAAGACAGGTACGACTCGCTGATTCGATCCGGCCCACTGGCGGGCATTCAAAGATTTCAGATCGCAAATTCACTTGCCCTAGTTCGGGCACAAAAAGATAACAATACAGAGCTAGTTTACACAATAAAAAATAACGCTATAAATCTTGACTTTGGGGAGAAAGAGCTTGGACTAAAAAACAAATACCTAGATGCCATGAATGCTGCGAACAAAACGGAGGATATTGCAGAACGTCAATTGCAAGAAAAAATTGCAGGATTGGAACGAGACCTTGGTCTTGAAAAGCTAATTGTTTCGGCAAATGGTGAGCTACTTGCCCTTAATCAAGACCAAGCTATTGCATCGGAAATAATCGCGAAAGCTTCCGAAGACGAGCTGTTCAACTTGCGCGATCAGCTTGGTTTGGTGTCAAACGAGGACAGGATTAACAGGTTTAGGCAATCAAGGATAGACGCAGGGGATCCAAACGCTGAACAGCAAACCGACTTGTTCCGCCAAACAATAGATCCCACTTTGGCGGAAGGGTTGAGTCAAAACATCCGCAGTTTGAAAAAAGAACTGGAAGATCTAGTAAATCCAATCAACCAGATCACTGGCGCAGCAAACGCTATTGGCAGTGCTTTTTCGCAGTCGTTCACAAATGCAATCACTGGCGCAACTAGCGCCAAGCAGGCATTATCTGATTTCTTTAAAAGTGTTGGCAGTTATTTCTTGGATATGGCGGGGCAGATTATTGCAAAGATGGTGACAATGGCGATTTTAAATGCTGTTGTTGGTTTGCTGCCTGGTAGCAGCGGCGGCGGTGGGTTTAATCCCAACGCACCGAGCATTACAGGCAACTCCCTAGGCGACTTTGGTGGCGGTACGCCCTTTGCTGGAGCGTTTAGAGCCAACGGCGGCCCAGTAACCGCAAACACGCCTTACATCGTTGGAGAGCGTGGGAGAGAGCTTTTTATTCCACGCCAAAGCGGAGTCGTCACTAACAATGAACAGTTTGAGGCTGCTCGTAAAGCAATGGGCGGCGCGAAAAACAGCTCTAATAACGCCTTTGCCGAGAACGCTGAGGCCATCGGCACCTCAACCTCTTACACTAAGGAAAAAGTTATGGAGCGTGAACGCATCGCTTCAATAAACAGCAACCCGATTGATGTCAGGACTGAAACTACTGTTATCAATAACGTTGAGTATGTCACCGTCGAGCAGTTTTCACAGGGCATGAAATCGACAGCTCGCGATGCACAAGCAAAAGTTCTGAGTGATCTTCGCAATCGTCCTGCCACTCGCGCACAGGTGGGTATCAGATGACTATTGCAATTGGAACCTACATAAAGCTGCTGGATCACGCTGGCGCTTCAGCCGGATATGGATTCCAGAATTTTCATCATGGCGAAACAAGGACTTATAACGGCGAAAGTTATATCTTTGGGGCCTTCGGGTTTAGCGGTGGGACGGTTGACTTGCAAGCTGGAAATATCAGTGCCAGCCTTGTCTTTGCTGTTAATCAGCTTGACCTATTAGTTTTTCAGCAAGCAGCCCAAAATCGATGGTTGATTCAAATCCGCACGGTATGGCTTGACCCTGATACGTTGGATGAAGGGAGCACTTACGGAGAAGAAGTATATGCAGTTACAGGCTTAGAACATGACTCAAGCCGCTTATCGATTCGACTTGGCAGCCCATTGGATGCGGTAAGCCAGAACGCACCGCGCAGACTGTTGACACAAGCTCTTGTCGGGAGTCTTCCCTCTACAGGCAATATAAACCTCCAGTAATGCTGAATCCAAACCGCCAAATTGCTTTACTGCCGCAGGATCGGCAGATCATGCAGCTCACGGGGATGAGCGAAAAGGATTACCGCTTTTTCATGCGGCAAGCAATTCTGCATTCCAAGTTGCGACCTGGAGAGCCAACAGCATTTGTTGACCCAGTGTCAATTCTGATTCAGCTAGTCATTGGCATTGCCTTAACTTATTTAGCGACATTATTGGCCCCAAAACCAAAAGCACCAGAAGCGCAAAACCTCGATTCCAAGACGGTCCAGGGTCAGAATCTAGTCAATGGCTCACGTTTTACGCCTAAAAGCGGTTTTGACTCTGTTCAAAACGTAGTTGAGCTGGGCTCTGTTGTACCACTTGTATATGCAAATAGGCAGTTTATCGACGGCATCGCTTATGGCGGAGTAAGAGTTAATACGAATTTAATTTGGTCGCAAATTTACAGCATTGGTGGCGGCCAACTATTAAGAGCAGTGTTTTTAATAGGTGAAGCCAGTATCACAAATTTGGATGCAGAGCAGTTTGCCATTGGTAACAACTTGATCAACGGTTATGACTTGAACAGTGACTTTGGGCGAATAACAATTTATTCGAGCCCTGATGGGGGGCGTCTTTCGTCTTCTGATCGCATTGCTGGGCAACTCGCTGCAAACGATACAGGCAACGCTCAAAATGCTGGCGGTGGTGACGTGTTTCAGGTTCGCGGTTTAGGTAATGCTTGGACAACTGATTTCTGTTATGTCTCCACCCCAAGCAACCAAACGGCATTTGGGGTTTATGGATTTATTGGAAACAACTTTTCATTTAGGGTAAACCCGTCATTCCGTACCGCTCGTAAAGCCGAAACTAGATCCGATGGTGAACTTAACTGCGCCGCAGACTGGCAGCAAAGGGCCGAGCGCAATAAACAGAATTACATTTTCCCAGGGCGTGTTGGCGCTATTGGTGGCTCAGACACTCTGACCAGTCTGGCTGTCGGTGATGATGTAACTGTAACAATTTACTCAAGCTCCGACATACAGCGAGTATTTCAGCAAGGTGGCGATGAAGGCGAGGCTAGTTGCGGCGACGTAGGTCAAGCTGTCGCTTCTCGTCAAAGATCCAATGACGAACAGATTAACTACGGAGACCTTTACCGAATCGGCAGCGCATTAGCAATATGCAAGCAAAGGTCAGATGAAGTTTTCGTTTCTGATGCAGATAATGATCCTGTCGGTGGTGGGACGACAACCACTGCAATATTTGAAGTTATTCGTGCTGGTCAGGCGAACTTGTGGACCGCTGGGACGGTGCAGGCAGCTGGTGGTTATAACGCCACACAGAGCAGTCACATTATGCAGGCGGCAGAAGCAATCTTTTCAACTGAACGTCAGGGACGTGTTGTTGAAGTCGGGATCCGCAGCAATCTCCAGGTGAATATCTCAGGGCTTTGTAATTTCAAAGACGCTAGGGGCTACGAGCGCATTGATTTTGATGCTTGCGATAAAGATGATGGCAAAGACATTGATGATGCAAACCTGACGAATTTTATTAGCGGTCAGTACAGCACATTCGAGACACGTTATTCATTTTTTCGTGTCAGCTACCGGGTTGCTGGATCCAATGACTCTTACACCGACTTGAATCAACTGTTTGGCGTCAGGAGCACAACAGGAGTTGCAGTGTATAACTATCTGCGTTTTGAATTTGCTGACGTTCGCCGCTGGGAGATTCGCATGACCCCGATCAGCGGCTGGGAAATAAGAAACAATATCGCAACGGGTGATCTTGAGGTATTAGATCCGCACCTTGGCAATCTCAGGACTGTAACGAGTGGCAGCGTCAACGTGTCTTACACAGGCGAACAGGTGGCGCGTAGCCAGGACACATTTGCTATTCAAAGTTTGTCCCCACTAGAGACCGAGATTTCTGGTGTTGATACAGCGGGAATGACTGTCGGCAAGGGTTATCAAGCTGGCACGTATAACGTAACTCTTGATGCCACGACTGGTTCTGGTCGAAACGCACAAGCCACGATTGTGGTGACAGTGCCGTTAATTGGGGGATCGCCTGATCCCGCAGGCGGCAGCATCACAAGCTTCACTCTCACAGACGGCGGCAGTTTGTTCCAAGTGGGTAACACGCTACAGATTCGTGATCCACTTAGTGTGTCTGGGTTGATAGACCCAGCGGTTGCGATAAGCCCAGTATTCCAAATTAACGTTACAAGCGTCATTAAAAAAGATCTTGGGACAGGTTTTGATGATGGTGAGTTTTATGCAGACGCCTACGCACGTTTAGCTGAAAGCTTTATTTATAACGAAATCAGCGCTAGTACCAGCCAACCTGAGCATCAGGTCGTTTATATAAATACGATTACTGCTAATACAAGCACACCAAACTATGGAAACATGGCAATTGTCGGCATGAACAT